AGCAGCACATTTGCTAGATCTAGTCAATATAGGAGGTTTGGCATTCTCATGGGACGACTATCCAGAGGTTTGGGCAAGGACGGAGAGACTCCTTCAGAGGCCACTTCCATCTACCTCTGCAAAGAGCATGGGGTCACGACAGAAGAAGAATGCTGTGAATCCAGAGAATATGTGGGATGGCGACAATGACTAGGCGTAATCCCTACAGTTCAGCGGAATACAAGAGAAACCGTAAGATAGTCCTAGAGACTAGCCAATACACCTGTCATTACTGTAATGGGGTAGCCAACACAGCAGATCACATTATCCCAATATCCAGCGGTATAGAAGATCATAGTCTATCTAACCTATTACCAGCATGTACTTCATGTAACTCTACCCGTAAGGATAAGACAATGGTTAGGCTTCAGTACTGGAATAAGAGGTATGGGCTATGACAAGATACAAGGGTTTGGCAGATACAGTTAAGCGTGGTTTGAAAGGTTTGAGCATAGTAATACTACAGGCTTTCTCGCCTTGTAGATATATAGTTAAAGCGATTTGTCGACAAATAGACAAACCACATATCCTGCATAGCCTGCATATCACGCATATGAAGGTTTGTCAAGGTTTGAAATATGCGGCGGTATACAAAGGATACCCAAATACCCCTAGTAATAAACAAACCATATCTCCTGGATATAAAAGGTTTGAAGGTTTGGCAGATATGAAGGTTTGGCAATATATGAGGAAATAAAGGTTTGAAAGGTTTGGGGTTTTTTTTATTCAAAATGCCTTACCCTGTATATACTTTATAAAATAGAAAACCATACAAATAGTAAAAGGAGAAAATATGATAACTGGAATGAAACAAGGTCCTAGAGGCCATAGAATAATTAAAGGAGACAATCCTCCTTTGGATCTAAGTCTGACATTGGAAGAATCTGTTAGGAAATCTTTGGAGTCTGCTACATGGCTTGAAGAGGCAGATCTAGGGGCAGCCAGAGAAGCATTGCTATTGGCAGAAACCATGGATAGCCATCCTGAGCGTCGTCATCAAATAGCACCTATCCTAATTGGGCTATTGTCAAACCTTGGTTTGCTAAATAATCGCAAGGAAGACACATCTATGTCTCCATCAGAAATGTTGGCACAAATAGCAAATGGCTAATTGGGAACCTACCCACTATACGGATACTCTGGCTGATGAGTTTGTTACGGATGGGGACAAACTGATAAATATCACACAGGCTTTATGGCGTTTACCTGAGAAAGACAATCAATTATTAGTATTAACTGATTGGCAGAAGTGGTTAATTCGGCGAGTCTTAGAGCGGTATCCAGATGACCATGAGGAGCCTTCTAAGGCTGGTAGGCTGCGTTATAAGCAGGTAGTTATATCCATGCCTAGAAAGAACGGAAAGTCGCTTCTAGGGGCCTTATTTGCCTTATATGGGATGCTTATACATGAGTCTGCACCTGAAGTAATATCCGTGGCAGCCTCTGCAGACCAGGCTAAAATCGTGTACCGCAGGCTAAAACACCAGGTAGATTCGTCTGAATTACTAGGACAATTCTTTAGTAGAAGTACTGAACATAGAGGACTTTATACAAAAGATGGCACAGGTATATATAAGGTTATTGCAGCAAAGGCAGCAACTGCACAGGGCTTGCATCCTTCTCTGGTTGTATTTGATGAGTTGCATGTTGCTAATACTGATGTGTGGACTGCGATGGCTCTTGGATCTGCTACTCGTGATGATGGCTTAACGATTGGTATTACTACCGCAGGAGATGACACATCAAACCTGCTTAAAGATCTCTATGAGCGTGGGGCTAAAGCCATTGAAGGACAGGAAGATCTAGAAAGATTTGGATTCTTCTGTTGGGAATCCCCCAAAGGTTGCAAGGTAGATGATGAAGAGTCTGTTCGTATGGCTAATCCACAACTTGCATCTGGTATTTTGTCGTGGGAGTCAGTAAAGAATGAATTAGCCACAATGCCAGAAGCAGATGCTAGAAGGTATCGTTTAAACCAGTTTGTGTCTAGTATGAATGCCTGGTTGCCTGTTGGAATGTGGCAAAACCTGCCAGATGGTAGACCTGTAAACCCTGAAGTCTTTGCTATTGAGCGTACTTCTGACTGGCAGCATTGCTCTATTGTTACCGCAGAACTTCAGGCAGATGGAAAAATAGCAACAGAATTGGTGGCTTCATTCAATAATACAAACCAGGATGAAGTATTAAAAGCCTGTTTGATCCTAGGCAAATACGGCAAACCATTCATTATGGATGGAGCAATACTTCAAGACTTAGGGTTTGCCATGAAACAGAAAGGTTTGCGTACTCAGATAATTACATCTAAGGATTTAATATCAGCGTCAAACAACGCATACCGTAGAATAGTGCGAAAGGAATTAATTCATCCAAAAGATGAGATAGTTTCGCTGCAAATGCAAAGAGCAGTACGCAAAAATAGCGGAGAATCTTGGAAGATTGCTCGTAAAGATAGCGGTACTGATATTGACGCAGCAATAGCAACAGTACTGGCTGTCTGGTTTGTGGAAACACAGCAAAAGCCACAGCAGATGGTTTGGTAAAGGAGAAGTAAATGGGATTTAAAGAAAGAGTAGTCAATAGACTTGGCTATGAAATTAATGTAGCAGAACCTTTTGTTCCTGAAACTCGTGGAATAACAAATACTGCACCAACAAGAGAAGCAGTTTCAGTATCACCAACTACTGCACTTAGTCTTGTTGCTGTGTCCCGTGCCACATCCGTACTAGAAACTGCAATCATGCAAATTCCTGTAAGTGTTTACAGAGGCACAACACCATTGCCATCACCTCTCTGGTTAGAAACACCAGACATTGAGAATCAAATTTCTCAAGCAGAGTGGCTTGGCACAACTCTAATGCACATGGCAGTTTATGGAAATGCTTTCTGGCACATTCAAAGAGGGCAGCGAGGAATTGTAAACATTACAAACCTTCACCCAACAGATGTAACAGTAGCAATAGATGGTGACAACAGAGTTTATTACACATACAAGTCAAAATATTATTCAGCAAAAGATATTAAGCACATTAAGTTATGGCATAACCCAAGCCCAGCAATCTTGCTTGGCGAAGGACCATTGCAGCGACATAAATCAGTATTGCGTTCAGCACTAGATCTACATAATTATGCAGACAACTGGTTTAAAACTGCTGCGGTACCAACAGGTACACTATCAACAACAGAATTTCTTTCTGAAGATGTTGCAAAGTCTAATAAAGAAGCCTTTGTACTATCTCAGCAAGAAAGAAGTGTCGCTGTTCTATCTTCTGGACTTAAGTACGATTCAATTTCGCTTAATCCTGAAGAAGCACAATTCCTAGAAAACCAGAAATACATTACACGCCAGATCGCAATGATGTTTGGTGTTCCAACAATGTATCTTGGTATGGGTATTGAAGGACAGGGCATGACTTATGTCAACGGCAATGAAGACAGAACTAAACTATTTGAAGATGGACTACAGCAATATATTGTTCGTATCCAGCAAGCAATTACTGATCTTCTACCAAGAGGACAATATGCAGAGTTCAATTTAACTGAGTTCTTGCGTCCAAATGTAAAGACAAGATATGAGTCATACGCAATTGGTTTGAACAACGGTTTCTTGACCGTACCTGAAGTCCGTGAGATTGAAGGTATGCCAGAAATGACAGAACAACCACAACAAGAAGCCCCAGTTGATGTTATTGATCAACCTGTGGCATAAAATGGAGTAATGAATATGGAAATGATTACCCGTAGTTTTGAAATAAGAGCAACAGATGCAGAGAAGCGTGAAGTTTCTGGCATGGCTGTTCCTTATAATGACACGATTGACATTGGTGGAGGTTGGTCAGAGCGTTTTGAAAAAGGCGCAGTTGATCTAAACGCTGATGTTAAGTTATTCCGTGACCACGAAGATATTATTGGCGTTGTCACAGAAATGACAGAATCTGATGAAGGCCTTTTGATTAAGGCAAAGATTTCAGAAACAGTTTTGGGAAATGAAACACTCAACCTGGTTAAGGATGGAGCAATCCGTTCTTTCTCAGTTGGATTCATTCCAGTAACAGATGTAAAGCAAGACAAAACAATAATTCGTAAGAAGGTAAATCTTAAGGAAGTATCCTTAGTAGCATTTCCTGCATACGACAAGGCTGAAGTACTTTCAGTCAGAGAAGAAACCAATCAGGAGGAAATATCCATGGAAAACACAACACCTGATTACACTTCAGCAATTGAAGAAGTTCGTAATCACGCACAGGAGTTGGAGCGTCGTCTAGAAGTTATCTCATCAGAAAAGACACCTCTTATCTCAGCACCACAGTACCGTTCATTCGGTGAGTTTGTAAAGTCTGTAGCAAAGGGCGATGAAGCAGCACTTGCTCTTCACCGTACATTTGCTGGCGCAGATTCAGGCGACTCAATTATGAAGAATGCTTGGGTTTCAGATACAGTTCGTATCCTTAACGCAGGCCGTCCAACATTCAATGTTCTTTCATCTGCAGCACTACCTGCTGACGGAATGAATGTGGAATACCCAAAGATTAATACCAACACACTTGCTGTTGGAGAACAAGAAGCAGAAGGCGATGCACTTGACTACGGTAAGTTGACTCTTACTTCAGCAACTGCACCAATTAAGACATACGGTGGATACACAGATATGTCACGCCAGGTTGTAGAGCGTTCATCTATTGCATATGTTGATACAGCATTCCGTGCAATGGTTGCTAAGTACGCTGCAGCAACAAACGCTGCTGCTCGTGCAGCAGTTGTAACAGCATCAGCAAACTTCAATACTGCAACTGTTGCAGCATGGGAAGCAGATGATGTTATTGGCGCACTCGCAAAGGCTGCTGCTGATGTAAATAACAACGCAGGTTATGCACTAGAAGTAATCCTTGTTTCAAGCGATGTATTCCAGGCACTTGCAAAGGTTGTTGACTCAGCAGGTCGTCCAATTCTTTCAAACGCAGGATTGACACAGAACACATTTGGTTCAATCAACCCAGTTGGTTTGACAGGAACAATTCTTGGTCTACCAATCGTCATGGATCCATCACTTGCTGGTGGTTCATTCTATGTTGGTAACTCAGCAGCACTAACAACATACGAGTCTGCAGGTGCACC